TATGATTCTGAGTTTACTGAACTTTATACTAAAGAAGAAATAAATGAATTAAACGATCATGTTAAGCATGAACGAGATGAAGTTTTAACTTACGCGGCTATGGAACAATTCCGTGGCAAGTATCTAGTACAGAATAGAGCAACAGGTGAAATATTTGAAACACCACAAGTAGCATATATAATGATTGCGGCTACATTGTTCAGCAAGTATCCTCAAGAAACAAGACTAAGTTATGTAAAAGCATATTATGATGCTATTAGTACTTTTAGAATTTCTCTACCTACTCCAGTAATGGCTGGTGTTAGGACACCACAAAGACAATTTAGTAGTTGTGTACTTATAGAAACAGGTGATAGTTTAGATAGTATTAATGCAACAAGTAGCAGTATTGTTAAGTATGTAAGTCAGAAAGCAGGTATTGGTATAGGTGGTGGAAGTATCAGGGCAGTAGGCTCAGCAATTAGAAACGGTGATGCTACACATACAGGCGTTATTCCTTTCTACAAAATGTTCCAGTCTGCTGTAAAAAGTTGCTCACAAGGTGGAGTAAGAGGTGGAGCGGCAACATTATACTATCCTTTGTGGCATTTAGAAATTGAGGAGTTATTAGTACTTAAAAATAATAAGGGCACAGAGGACAATAGAGTGCGTCACATGGACTATGGCGTACAGTTTAATAAGTTAATGTACGAAAGACTTTTAACAGGCGGAAATATTACCTTGTTTAGTCCTCAAGATGTTCCTGGATTATATGATACATTCTTCCAAGATCAAGACAAGTTTCAAGAGTTATATGAGAAAGCAGAACGTATGACTAGTATTAGGAAAAAGTCTATACCTGCACAGGAATTGTTTAGTGCATTTATGACAGAACGAAAAGATACAGGTAGAATTTACTTAATGAATGTTGATCATGCTAATACACATGGAGCATTTATAGAAGAGGAAGCACCAATTAAACAAAGTAACTTATGCTGTGAAATTGATTTGCCTACTAAACCTTTAAATGATATTAATGACCCAGACGGTGAAATTAGTTTATGTACATTAAGTGCTATAAATTGGGGTGTACTAAAAGATACACAAGAGCTTGATAAGGTCTGTAATCTAACTGTTAGAGCATTAGACGAGTTATTAGATTATCAAGAGTATCCTGTAATTGCGGCTGAACTTAGTACAATGGGTAGACGTCCATTAGGAGTAGGTATTATTAACTTTGCATATTGGTTAGCAAAGAATGGTACAACATACCAAGACCCAGATTTAGAGTTAGTTGATAAATGGGCAGAATCATGGAGTTATAGTTTAATTAAAGCAAGTAATGAACTAGCAAAGGAAAAAGGTGCTTGTCCTAAAAATATGGAAACTAAGTATGGACATGGAATAACACCTAATCAAACATATAAAAAAGATGTAGACGAATTAGTTAAACATAAAGAAAGAGAAGATTGGAAAACACTTAGAGCAAATTTAAAAGAACACGGTATTAGGAATAGTACACTAATGGCACTAATGCCAGCAGAAACATCTGCACAAATTAGTAATAGTACAAACGGAATAGAAGCACCGAGAAGTTATATTAGCATTAAACAAAGCAAACATGGTGTATTAAAGCAAGTTGTACCAGGGTTTCCGTACTATAAGAATAAATACGACTTACTATGGGAACAGAAGTCACCTACAGGCTATTTAAAGATAATGGCGGTATTACAGAAATACATAGATCAAGGGATTTCGGTAAATACATCTTATAATCCAGAACACTACGAAGATGAAAAAGTTCCTATGTCAGTATTACTTACAGATATCATTACTTTTTATAAATATGGTGGCAAACAGTTATACTACAATAACACATACGATGGACAAGGGGAGATAGATATCAATAAGGACGATGCGTCTGATCAGTTGGAACTATCTGAAATAGACGATGAAGATTGCGAGAGTTGTAAAATATAATGACAGTTTTAAATACAAAAAATAGAGTAGACCACACTAAAGTAAAAATGTTTTTAGATCCTACAGGTGGTCCTGTAGTGCAGAGGTATGACACTCTCAAATATAAACAGTTTGATAAGTTTACAGATAAACAATTAGGTTTCTTCTGGCGACCGGAAGAAGTAGATATCTTAAAAGATGCAACAGACTTCAAAAACTTAACAGATCATGAGCAACACATATTTACTAGTAATTTAAAACGACAAATACTATTAGATAGTGTACAAGGTCGTTCACCTAATATTGCTTTCCTGCCTATAACGAGTCTACCTGAAGTAGAGACATGGATTGAAACATGGGCATTTAGTGAAACCATACATAGTAGAAGTTACACACATATTATTAGAAATGTTTATCCTAACCCTAGTAAAGTATTTGATGAAATGTTAGACATACAAGAAATATGTGATTGTGCTGATAGTATTACAGAAAACTATGATAAGTTAATTAAATGGAACGAGCTATTAGCAAGTGGAAGTAAAAAATACAATGAGTATGAACATAAAAAAGCAATTTGGTTATGTTTAATGAGTGTAAACATATTAGAAGGCGTACGTTTTTATGTATCCTTTGCTTGTAGTTGGGCATTTGCTGAACTTAAAAGAATGGAAGGTAATGCTAAAATTATTAAGTTTATTGCTAGAGATGAGAATGTTCATTTGGCTAGTACACAAACAATGCTAAAACTTTTACCTAAAGATGATAAAGACTTTGAAAAGATACGCAAAGAAACTTATGCTGAATGTACACAAATGTTTGTAGACGCAGTTGAACAAGAAAAAGCATGGGCAGACTACTTGTTTAAAGATGGTAGTATCATTGGACTTAATGCTGAACTACTTAAACAATATGTAGAGTTCATTGCGGCCAAAAGAATGCATGCCGTAGGGCAAGAAAAATTATTTAATAGAGGCACTAACCCTTTACCATGGACACAATCATGGATCACAGGCGGTTCAGTACAAGTAGCACCACAAGAAACAGAAATTAGTAGTTATGTTATAGGTGGAACTAAACAAGATGTAGATGGGGACACATTCAAAGGATTAAGTTTATAATGAAATTAGTTGTTTGTGGTTGCAGTTGGAGTTCTAGAGATCCTAACCATTTAGATACAGAATACGGTTATTATATTTCCAAACATTTTGGCTGGGAATATCAAAACATAGCCAGACCTGCATGTGATAATTTTGGTATTAGACTACAAATGGATTATGCTGTAAAAGTATTAAAAGCAGATTTTATAGTTGTAAACTGGACTACTCCTTGTAGAATATGCTGGAATAATACGGGTAAAGATTACAATATATTTGAAGGTCTTAAACAATTAGACTATGATGTAGAAAATATTAGAGCTGATGGCTCTCAAGGAACTTTTACAAGGCACCAACATCCTGAATATCCAAACGACAACCCTGTAATTACAAGTCAAAGTTTAGTAAGTATATTAGAAAATAACTTAACATGTACATATGAAGAAGCATGTTACAACTGGTGGATGTTAGAACAATATTTCACAGCAGAGCAATTCTATGCATTTAGAAAGTGGTATATGTATATGTATGATCACGACTTAGAAGCACATAAACAATTATATATGATGCAAAGTGCTGTAGAACTAATGCAACGTAATAATGTAAAGTTTTTATTCTGTCCAAATACTTTTACATTTAAACAAACAGAGACAAATTTAAAGCAACCTGATCATACAAACAGGCATACTATTGCTATAGATGAAACACGAAACGATGGTGAATATTTATTTGATTTTGTTCCTGATGATAATATGTTACAACAAGGAATTTCTAGTTCATTACAAGGCGACCATAAACGAATGAAGGAACAGAATATGGAACATGAACCTGGTGCTGATTATACTCATCATTTAAGTCCACAGGCACAAGAAGAATGGTCTAACACTTATGCTATACCTAAAATTCAATCTATACTAGATAATTCTTAATAAATACTATATAACACACAGAGAAACAATATGTATGACATCAAAAGCCTTATAGGCAAAACAGTAACAATTAAACTAACTTCCGGTGTAGAACTTATTACTAAGTTAATAGGATATGTAGCAAAAGATAAAAACGTTACATGTGAATACCCTATGACAATTATAATTAGTGACAATGAAGTTGCCGCAGTACCTTATCAATATACTGGTAACTCTAGTGAAGTAATATTTTCTCTTAACAAAATATTAACCATATGCCCTAGTTTATCCAAACCAGAAGAAGATTATCTAGTATTAGTTGCTAATTCTAAAGAAGTAGAACCAGAAACTGTTGAAACTGCATAAATAATAGTATGACAACATGCAGAGTAGGAAAGGATATGGCAGGCGGCGGTTTAATTATCGGCCCTGGCGCACCAACAGTAATGGTAGAAGGTGTACCAATTAGTACAATTGGTGACGGAATTGCAACACATGGAGAAGCACCTCACACATCAGGCAGTAGTTTGATAGCATCAGGAAGCAGTACTGTTTATGCAGAAAATAAATTTGTTTCTATTGCACCTGGTACAGTTAGTTGCGGTCACACATTATCCCCAGGATCAACAACAGTCATAACAGGACTGTAAAATGCCCAATCTCGTCTCAGTACGAGGCCCCCATGCTCGAGGCCCTATGGACAATATTAGAGTCCAATGGAATATGGGTAACTCCTGTAACTACGAATGTGAATACTGCCCTAGTATATTACACGATGGTTCCAAGCCTTGGCTACCCTTAGAGTCCTATTTAACGACCATAGAGCGTCTATCACAGCATTACAACAACTTGGGTAAACGTGTGGACTTTGAATTAATAGGTGGAGAAGTTACAGTTATTCCCGGATTTGAAGATATTATACGAAAAATAAGCGAATACGATACACATAACGTAGTGTTTACAAATGGTAGTAGAACAGTTAAATGGTGGAGTAAAGCAAAATATTATATGGACGGTGTTGTATTAACATTTCATCCAGACTCACAAGATAAGCAACATATTATAGATGTAATAAATGAAATAAAAGATCATGTTACAATAGATATTAATATTGCTGGTATAGGTGGACATGTACAAGATCTTGGAGATTTTGTAGAAGAATTAAGAGTATTATTTTTAGACTGTGAACACAATAGATATGACAATGTAAGTATATGTGTTAAAACTATGTATAAGAAGCTCTTAGGTGCTCATAGTAAGCAAGAAACATACTGGAACTACACTGATCTAGAACTAGAAGTACTACAACGTCCTGGAATAAAACCAATGCCTCCAGTAGAGCCAATAGAACATATAGAAGAACATGAGCCACAAGAACATGTAGAGGATACCTCCTGGATGACAGAATTTTTATATGATGACGGAACAGCAAAGTATGTACAAAGTCATCAAATAATTAATCAACGTTTAAATTTATTTAAAGATATGAAATGCCACTTAGGATTTGAAAGTTTAAATATAGATGCTACAGGAGAGATGTATAGTAGTTGGTGTGGTGCTGTAAACTTTGGTAATATAAGTAATCCTAATTGGAGTTTACCTGCCAGTGAAGTTTCTTGTCCCTTTGAATATTGTAATAATATCTCAGATATTGCTATTACTAAGACTGCTTAGTTCCAATAGAACTTTTTAATATTCTTTTCTAATGTACAATCTTCATGGTTCTTACTAAAGTAGAATATATTCTTTAACAACACATTCTCCATAAATTGTTTATCTTTAACATGTTTAAGATGTCTACTATTTAAAAACCCATTGAATATTTTTACAATATATTGTTGGGCTTTTTTATCCCAATCATCACATAAACAATTATTAAATACTTCAAAACTTTCTCGGTTACAAAATACATGTCCAGTAGAACTTATGAACACCTCATTGTAAAATTTTAATTCTAATTTGAAAGTACTTGATCTATCCGGTAATCTAATATTAAATATATCCTTTCCTTGATCATTTTTTAGGAAATATCTTAGGCTCATAAATCGTAAT